ATGCAATCCAACAAGCGCAGGACGCTGCGGCCGCAGCTAAAGCTCAAACGCAATCTGATGTGGATGGCACTATCGCTGATTTGCGTGCTGACAATCTCAGGCTGCGCGACAAGTTCAAACCATGTCCCGCCGAGCGAGTGCCCGCAGCTGCCGGCAGCTCCAGCGGACATGATGCAACCGGTCAAAGCGGACTTTCTCACGCAGATGAAGAATTTCTTGTACGACTCAGCGCCGAAGCAGACCAAGTAGCGCACCGTCTGGCGGAGTGTCAGGCGTGGGCGGGCTCGCTGCGTTAGAAGTTGACCATTTTTGTCAGTGTCAGGATTCTTTACACATGCGGCCTCGAAGTGTAAAAAAAGTTGACACTGACAAAAATGGGAAGGTACTCCTGAGCAAAATGCAGCACGGGCAGCGCTGACCGCGCGAATTCAGAAATTTTCGTGCCCCTTAGGGTGGTGGTTCATCCCCAACCTGTTGACGCATAAAGCTTTTTTTCGAGGCTCATTTTAGGCCCTCTCCAGTCGCCCTTCGGCAGCCCTCTTCGAATGCCAAATTTAGAAAGGAAACGCATGACCAACCTGGTCGAGTTGTCGCCTGTCGGTCGACTTCGACAAGCGAATAAAGCCCAGGTCGCGGAGTTTTTCGAGACATCGATCAAGGCGGTCGATGGCTGGATCCGCAAGGGCTGCCCGGTAGTGAAGCGCGGCAACCGGTCGGAGCCATGGGTCATCGATATCCTGGCGGTGGCTGAGTGGCGATTCACCGGCAAAGAGCCTGGCGCTCAACAGGACCCTGACGAGATGACCCCGCAGGACCGCAAGGCGTGGTTCGAGTCCGAAACAAAGCGCCGGGACCTGCAGGAGCGCGATCGTGAACTGATTCCCTACCACGAAGCCGAGCGAACTATCGCTGTGGCGTTCGCCGCGATCAACCAGGATCTGCGTGCAATCCCTGACAACCTCGAGCGCCGCGCCGGAATTTCCGGCGAGGTCGCAGAGCTTTTGGAAATGGAACTGTTTGCTGCAATGGAAACACTCGCAGACCGCCTTTCAACGCTGACCACAGTTGAATCGAGTGACGACGAATGACGGCGCACGGTTCTTTACTGCCCATTGTCCGCGCCGCCGCGGAGGCCTTCCGTCCACCGCGTCGCGCGACAGTGGCCGAGGGCGCTGAGGATGCGCTGGTGATCCGCCAACCCGGCGGTTACTCCGGTCCATGGTCTCCCACCGAAACGCCATACATGGTCGAACCGATGAACATGCTCGCCAGCCGCTCGCACGAGGCATTGTGCTTTGTTGGTCCGGCGCGAACGGGTAAGACAATGGGGCTGCTCGATGGGTGGCTTGCCCGCAATGTCACCTGCGACCCCGGCGACATGCTTATCGTGCAAATGTCCCAGGAGAAGGCGCGAGAATTTTCGAAGATCCGCGTCGATCGCGAGATCAGACACAGCCCGAAGCTGCAGAACATGATGAGCACTCGCGGCCACGACGACAATACGCACGACAAACTATTCAAGCATGGCATGTGGCTGAAAATCGGCTGGCCCTCTGCAACGCAGCTTTCGTCATCCGATTACCGTTACGTGGCGCTCACCGATTACGACCGATTCCCCGACAACATCGATGGGGAAGGCGCCGGGTTTCCACTGGCGCTCAAGCGCACACAGACATTCCTGAGTCGCGGCATGTGCATGGTGGAATCGTCACCTGGCCGGGAATGCACGGATCCTCACTGGCGCCCGGAAACGCTTCACGAGGCTCCACCGGCCACCGGTGTGCTGGGCATCTACAATCGCAGCGACCGCCGGCGCTGGTACTGGCCGTGCCCGGACTGTGGGGAGTATTTCGAAGCCAGCCCGGGCCTTTCGCTGTTTGCTACATTGCCGCCGGAAGCTGAACTGCTCGAGGTTGTGCGCAAAGAGAGTCTTGACCAGCTGGCGAAGGAACATGCCAAGGTTGTGTGTCCACATTGCGCCAGCATCATCGACTCGAAGCACAAACCCATCCTGAATAATAATGGTCGCTGGCTCGCTGACGGCCAAATGATAAACCGCGATGGCACAGTTTCCGGCGAAGCGATCAACACCACGATTGCGGGATATTGGCTCGGCGGTGTAGCGGCTGCGTACCAGAAATGGGATTCGCTCGTGCTGCGATACCTGCAGGGCCTTCGGGAATACGCGCTCACCGGCGCCGAATTGACGCTGAAATCTACGGTCAACCTCGACCAGGGAATGCCGTACACGCCGCGTCACCTGCTCGCCGACAAAGAATCGAGTATAGAGGATCGCAAAGAAACGCTGGCCCGTTTTGCGGTGCCAGACGAAGCCCGCTTCCTGATCGCCACTGTCGACGTCCAGGGCGGAAAGGATGGTCGTTTTGTGGTTGAGGTCCGCGCATTCGGCGCGCACCTGGAGCAATGGCTGGTTGACCGCTTCACGATTCGAACGACCGAGCGCCGCGGCGAGACGGCGCAGGTCGATCCCGCTGCCTACCCGGAAGACTGGGACCTGCTAAACGCAAAAGTCGTTCAGGCCACGTATCGCACCAGCACGGAGAAGGAACTGCGCATCTACCGGGTCGGTGTCGACACCGGTGGTGAGGCCGGAACCTCGGACCAGGCCTATGCGTGGTATCGGCGTTTGCGTGGTGCCGGATTATCCCATCGTGTTCTATTGCTCAAGGGTGCAAGCTCGGCCAATCCTGAAAAGCCGATGGTGACCGGCCACGCGCGCACCAATCGCAACAAGCCGATGCGCGACATGCCGGTCTGGCTTGTAAATACCCATTACTACAAGGATATCGTTGCGGCATCGATGCGCCGCAAGGTGGCGGGACCAGGGTATTACCATGTTCCCGAGTGGGTGCATCAATCTTATTTCGACGAACTACATGCCGAGGTCCGCCAGTCAAACGGTAAGTGGAAGCAGATCCGAGCGCGCAACGAGGCGATGGATTTGTGGGTGTATGCGCTCGCGGTCTGCGAATCGCTGGGTTATGGGGCGAAAGGCGCGTTGTCGTGGGAGACTCCGCCGGCATGGGCGGCACCGATCCTCGAGGGCGGCAACTCTGAACTGATTACCCCGGAAGAGCGCAGGGCCGAGAAAGCAGCGCCGAAGAAGGTCCGCAAGGCACCGGTTACAACTCGTGGCGGGTGGGGTAGTCGGCTTTGACCCTATGTGAACTCCTCGCCGCCGGACTGCGCGATACCTGCGGAATGACCGAGCAGGCGGCGAAGGATGCGGCTGTCCAGCTCATCGCCTGGGGAGCGGAGCGCGGGCATTCCGGCTCTGAATACTACTGGCCTGCGCGCGCGACTCTGTTATCGGCAGAAGAGCGTGATGCCCTGATCCGAAAAGAGTTTAGTGGCGGCAACCTGAAAGAGGTCTGCAAGAAATTCGGATGCAGTCACGTAACGGTATATAGGGCCATGCACAAACTAAGAAATTAACATTTCTCCCTAATTTGTTAATTCACCACTCGCCAGAATCAAGGCTCAGAAATTCTTTGTGTCTGATTTATGAGCAAGTGGTATGACATTCGAGGCGCCGCCGATGCACCAGAAATCTGGATTTACGGCGACATCGGAGACAGCTGGTACGACGACAGTGTTACCGCTGCGCAATTCGTCAAAGATATCCAGGCCATTACCGCAGACGCGATTACGGTTCGTATCAATTCCTATGGCGGGTCAGTCTCTGACGGGCTCGCAATCTATAACGCCATCAAGCGCCACACGGCCAAGGTAACTACCGCAATTGATGGCGTCGCCATGTCCTCTGCATCGCTGATTGCGATGGCGGGTGACACTGTTCAAATGTGCGCCAACGCGCTGCTGATGATTCACGCGCCCTGGTCCGTGGTGGCCGGCAATTCATCGGAGCTGCGTGTGCAGGCTGATGTGTTGGACACCTACGCCAAAGGCATGGCCGCGAGCTATATGGCCAAGTCCGGCAAGTCGCAGGATGAAATCCTCGCGCTTCTCACAGACGGCAAAGATCACTACTACACCGCCACCGAAGCGCTGGCCGAAGGCTTCGCCGATTCCATCGTCGCTGACACCGCCATTGCTGCTTCCGCTGATTTTCGCGTAGCAGCGATGGCTCGATTTACGAAATCCCCAAACCCCGCAGCACCGGCTGCATTGGAGACTGTTATGACCCCTGAAGAAAAACTGGCTGCCGAGGCCAAAGCAAAAGCCGATGCACAAGCTGCGTTGGATGCACAGGCCGCCGCGCTGAAAGAGGCTAGCGAGAAAGCTGCCGCCGAAGCACTGGCCGCTGATGCTGTGCGGCGGACTGCAATTGAAGCGCACTTTAAACCCTACATTGCGCTGGCCGGCATGAAAGACCTGCAGGACAAGGCACTGGCTGACCCCAAAACCACCGCCGAAGCCGCAGGCCTGCAAGTCTTGGCCAAGTTGGGCGAGGGCGCTGAGCCTGTCGGTAGTTTCCGAATCACCGACAGCGATGCCGCCGAACGCTTCAAGCGTGACGCATCTGCCTGCATCCTGGTGAAAGCCGGACTGGCGAACGAAGAAACGCGAAAGATCGCCGCGAATGCCAAGCAATTTAAGAGCTTTAAGCTGCTGGATTTCGCGCGTGCATCTCTGGATCGCGCTGGTATTCAGCATGGCCACATGGATCAAAGGACCATCGTGGGGACCGCCTTCACCTCCAGCACGAGCGATTTTCCGATCCTGTTGGAAAATACCATGCACAAGGTGCTGTTGGATGCCTATGCAACCACTCCAGATACCTGGTCCAAGTTCTGCCAGACGGGCTCCGTGACCGATTTCCGGGCGCACCCACGCTACCGTGCAGGCTCATTGGGCAATCTGGATACGATTGGTGAGTTGAGCGAGTTCAAGGAAAAATCCATTCCCGACGGCGAGAAAGGCAGCATCACCGCCACTACCAAGGGCAACATCATCAATATCTCGCGCCAGATGATCATCAATGATGACATGGGCGCTTTCCTTGGCCTGCCGACCAATCTGGGCCGCGCTGCGAAGCGCACGGTTGAGGCGGCAGTGTACTCACTGTTGGCGCAAAACTCAGGACTCGGCCCCACGATGGGCGATGGCCAGACGCTGTTCTATGCGCGTACCAACGGAAACAACATCGGCACCGGCGCCGCACTCTCTGCCGCGTCCATCGACGCTGACCGCGTGGTGATGGCGGCTCAGATGGACGTGGGTGGCAATGACTTCCTGTCGCTGACTCCAGCGATTTTGCTGCTCCCCTCAAGTCTGGGTGGCCAGGCTCGTGTCATCAACAAATCCGAGTACGACCCGGATACCGTCGCAAACAAAGCGCAGATGAAGCCCAATGTCAGCGCCGGGCTGTACCGAGAGATCGTCGACACCCCGCGCCTGGGTGGCACGCGCCGGTACTCGTTCGCTGATCCGAGCGTCGCCCCGGTGATCGAGGTGGCATTCCTGGACGGCATGATGGAGCCCTTCCTCGAAATGCAACTGGGGTTCTCTGTTGACGGCACTCAATACAAAGTCCGTCTGGACTTTGGTGTCGCCGCCATCGACTACCGCGGCGCCGTTACTAACGCTGGCGTGTAACCACAGACTCTTTAAGGGAGAGAAAAAATCATGGCAACGAATCTTGTACAAGAAGGCGACGTACTCGACCTGATTGCGCCCTCTGGCGGCGTTGTGTCTGGCTCTGGGTATGTGATCGGCTCGCTGTACGTTGTGGCTCTCACGGCAGCAGCGGCGAGCGCGGCATTCCGCGGTGCATGGGAAGGCGTGTTCTTAATGAACAAGAATGCGGCCGGCAGCGGCAAGGCATTCACTGCTGGCGAAGCGGTGTTCTGGGACGACACCAACAAGCGCTGGGACAAAACCGCAACTGGTTTCTACCAGATAGGCGTTGTTGTTGAGGCGGCACTGACCACCGATACGACCTGTAAAGTCCAGATCAACGCTCGCGTGCTTGCGGCCGTGTAATGAGTAAACTCGCGGCGCTGACGAAGCGCGGCCTTGAATCGGCTTATGACCGTTTCGGAGACGCCGCAGTATTTACCGAAAAGAGCGGCTGGGAGACCGAGTGCACGGTCATCGTCGATACAAGCCTTGACCACTACGGTGAGAAGGCAACGCTGAGCGGAAAAACGGCTGTGATCTGTGTTCGAACAACCGAAGTGCCAGAAAAGCCCCATCGACAGGACAAGTTCACTGTCCAGTCCGGCGACGACTGCACGACTTACGAAGTCGATAGCGTGCTGACGTCAGATAACTTTGAGCACCGGTGCCTGGTCGCATGATCGCCTACACCGTCAAAGCCGATACCGAACAGCTGAAAGAAGCTATCAGCCTGTTTGAATTCATTGGCGGGAAGACTGCCGATGCGCTGCGGGTCGCCATCAACAAGACGCTGCCGATCGTTAAGACGTCGGCTTCTCGGGCGATTGGCGAACAGGTCAATCTGACAGCGGCGTACATCAAGAGCAAGCTGTCGACGCAACCCGCGACTCGCGAGAATGTTACCGGGCGGCTATTCGCAGAATCACGTGGAACACTGTTAAGTCGATTTGAGGCCAGCGCCAAGGTTTCGCTGTTCGCGAAGATCCTCACGCCAGCTGATCCGATTAAGGTGAAGGTGAATCCCGGCGCCGGCCAAATCAAGGTATTGAAAGGCGATGCCGAGACCTACGGCCAGCCGTTTTATTTTCGGCTGAAAAACGCCGGGCCAGATCCCGACCTTTCCTACGGCATAGGCGCCTGGCGCATTGCTACAGGTCCCAAAGGCGGGCGCATCAAGACGTTCTACGGCCCGAGCGTGTCGCAGGTGTACAAGACCGTGAAGGATGAAATCGCGCCTGACGCGCAGCAAACCTACACCCGGCAGGTGATCGACGCGATGCGTTACATCCTGCAGAAGCAATTCCCGCCGGAGTGATGCAATGACCGATTCAGTGCGGGAGCAAATTCAAAGTAATGCTCAGGCTGCGGTTGGCGGTCAGTGGGGATTGGCCGCGATCCGCGATGACAGCGATCTGCCGTTCACCTCTCTGGACGATGGCACGGACTCGGTATCGAGCGATGAGTATGGCAGAACCGACCTTGCGATGGCTGTAGCGGTTACCAGGGTTGAGAAATCCACGAGCAGCGACCTGGAAGAGCTGCGCATACACGGCAATCGCATTCTCGCCGAAATCCAGGCCGAGATGTTTGCAGATGAAACGCTGGGCGGGGTCGCTGATGGCGTTGACTACGCCGGCGGCGGCACCTCGGCAAACGTGGGCAAGTACGTATTTGCGTTAGCGAATTTTAACATCAGGTATCACCACGTTCGCGGTGATCCTTACACGATAGAGGAGTAGCACCATGGGCAAGCAACGCATTCGTTTCGAAGACGGCCAGACGGCCAAGCCATTCGAGGCGCTTACCAATTCCGGCGACAACCAGACGTTCGCGGCATCATACTTCCCCGTGTCGGACGGCCCGATCATCGCGCCCTACGGCTTGCTGACCGGCGGGGCAATTACTGCGACTGGGACTAATAACCAGGTTGCTATTGCAGCACTCACGCTGCTCGCTGCCGGTATGACCGGCGCTAATTCCGACGGTGTTGTATCGGTCGCAGGTGGCAACCTGAGCATTACCCGCGGCTCATCGGGCAATATCTGCAGTATCACGTCGATCACCGTAGATTCTTCCGGCGCTCTGGCAGCGATTGCTGGCACGGCGAGCACTGCCTTCAGCGAAACGCGCGGCGGTGCTGGTGGTCCTCCGTTCATCCCGGTTGGCTCTGTCGAAATCGGCCAGGTGCGCACAACTTCTGTCACTTCTGCCCCTGTCACCGCCGCCGAAATCTTTGCAGTGCCTGGCTCCCACCTTGAACTGGCAGACCAGCCCGGTTACGACCTTGATCCGGCCACTGGTGAACTCACGTTCGATGACACGCTTCCGCTGATTCACACTGGCAGCCTGCCGAAAAAGGTTTACCTGAAAGGTGCGACGCCGATTTTCGCTAAATGCCCGGATGCTTATGACTGGGTAGCAGCGAAAGAATCCGACAGCGTTTCGAGCCAGGACACTTACGACGGAGCCGTAGGTTCAGCATCCTCGTCTCTGGGTCAGGCCGGGTGGTCGTCCATTGGCAAAGACGGTATCAGCGACCGCATCCTCGGCAGGAATGGCGACAACATCTGGGTTGAATACATGCCCAATGAAGACAACTTGAGCGTGAAGCAACTGACGCAAGGTGTCTATCGAGGCAAGGTGACCAACCCGGCGCGCGGCAACAAGGTGATAAGCCACACCCTGACGGCAAGCAAGCCCACTACGGACTTCGCCGCCTGATGGATATTGCAAAGTTTATTGCTGATCCATTGTCGCCACGGACGGCAACAATTCCTGTGCCGGAGTTGCAGAGCTACTTCGCAAAAGACGAAAAACCCGAATGGACGGTCAGGGGACTGTCGGGGGTGGAGCTGGGCCGCATCAAGCAGTCAGTGTCGAGCGCGGCCCAGGAGACTACGAAAGCGCTTATTGCGGTTGCGGTTGGCGAGGGCGACAAAGCCGAAGCCTTGCGCAAGGCAATGGGAATTTCGAAAGAAGATACGCCCGAGGATATTGCCTATCGCATAGGCGTGTTGGTAGCCGGGTCAGTGTCGCCCGAGATTGGCGACGATAACCGAGATGTTGCAGTAAAACTCGCCGAGGCCTTCCCGACGATTTTTTACACCCTGACTACCAAGATTCTGGCGCTCACCGGACAGGGCAATGAGGTGGGAAAGCCGAAGCGCTCTGGCAAGACGGCGACGTCCAATTAGCTGTATGGCTGTGTGCGGAGCGCGGCCGGTTTCTGTTTGAAGTAAGGCCCGATTTATTCCCCGAGGGCTTTCTGACAGACACCGAAATGGCGATCTGGGGTTTGTATTACGCAGAGCGCAAAGCCGCGAGAGAAGCGCTCAAATACGCAGGTAATTAGGTAATGGCGGACGCACAATCAGTCATTGAGCTTGTATTCGAAGGCATCGATAAGACTGCGGCCGCCACTCAGTCTGTCCTGAGCAATGTCGACAAGTTCTCGGGCAACCTCGAAAAAGCCACGCAGCCGATCGCTGATTTCACCCTGGGATCGGCGAAGATTGAGGCTGGAATCCTGTCAGCGGGTGCGGCGGTAACCGCCTTCAGCGTCAATGCGGCCGGCCAGTTCACATCCTCATTCAACCAGATCAGCACGCTGTTTGATGCGGGCGACGAAGACGTTGCCAACTTCAAGAAGCAAATCCAGGACTACGCCGAAACCTCGGGTAAATCGTTCGAGGATGTAACGAATTCGCTGGCTGCCGCCATCGGCGCGGGGGTGGATTATCGAGAATCCCTCGGCCTGATCAATGTGGCCGAGCATCTTTCCATTGATACCCGCTCCGGCCTTCAAGGTGCAACCGAGGTTCTTGTCAGCACGCTAAATGCGTATGGCCTGTCCACCAAGGAAGCCGGCGCCGTTTCGGACAAGCTCTTCACCGTCATCAAGGACGGCAAGATCGAGATGAACGATCTGTCCGCGTCCCTTGCCCTGGTAACTCCGATTGCCGCAGGCGCCGGCGTCAGCCTCGACGAGGTCGGCGCGGCAGTTGCTGCGCTCACCGCGGCGGGCTTTACGCCAGGTTCTGCAATCGAGGGATTGCGGGCGGCGCTGAACAACATCATCAACCCTTCCGCGCAAGCCAGAGACCTTGCTCAACAATTGGGCATTCAGTTCGACGCTGCCGCGCTCAAGAGCAAGGGGCTCGCCGGCGTTCTTGCGGATGTGGAGAAAGCCACCGGTGGTGATGCCGAGAAGATGGGCGTCCTGTTCGGCAGTATCCAGGGTGGCACGGTTGCCACGGCCCTGGCTGGCAAGCAGTTCGATGCCTTCAAAGAAAGCCTCGACCATATGGCGACGTCCGCCGGGGCAGTAGAAGAACAATACGGGAAGATGTCCAGCAACATCGAAGTTGCCACGCAGCACGTCCAGAACGCACTGCAGAGCATGCTGATCTCCATCGGGCAGCCGCTGCTCGATGAATTCGGCGGCGTCACCGATGCAATCAGCAAAATCTTCCTCGCCATCGGTGATTCTGCCGAGACAGGGAAAGTCAAAGAGCTGGTGTCGTTCATCGAGAGCCAGTTTCAGGGGCTTGAGGCCACACTGCAGACGGTCGCCAAGAATCTTCCCGCAGCGCTCAATGCCGCAGATTTGTCCGGGTTCAGTGATGGCCTTAAAGCGATTTCGAGCGCGGTATCAGGGTTGTTTGATGGGCTTGACCTGACGAGTGTCGACGGTCTCAAGAGCGCGATCGAGCTGGCCGGAAACGGGTTCAACCTGCTCTCGAACTACGTTGCCGGCAGCATCGACTCCCTTAAACCGTTTGTTGAGCAGGTTCTGAAAGCTGTCGATGGTCTGGATCAAATTGACCCTGCTACTGCGCGCGCGGCAGGCAGTGCCGGCGGCTTTATTACACAAATCAATTATGTGTCTTCTGCGGTTAATGACGCAGTTCCAGTTCTGAAAGGACTGGTCGCGATTATTGGCGTCAATCAGGGTATTAGCTTGGTCAGTGCGCTGTCGGCCGCCACTGGCGGGATAGGGCCGCTGGTGCTCGGGCTGGATTCCCTGGCTGCGGCTGCCGGCGCCGGCGTTGCGGGTTTCGGCATCGGCACGCTGATCAACAACCTCGCGGAAATGGCGACCGGCACATCAATCTCCACATTTCTGACAGACACGGCCATTAAATTCGGTCTCGTGGATAGCAAGGCCGACGAGCTGGCCAAGTCGCTTGAACAGAGCACCCGGCCAGCCCTCGAGGATATCATCGTTACCGCTAAACGCCTGGACGACACCCAGATCGCGCCGGATGCCTCCAAACTGGAAGAGGTCACCGTCTCGGCCCGTATGTGGGGCGAGTCAGTCGAGGAAGCGGCGCAGCGCGTAGAGGTGGCTAAAGCTGCGTCCGAAGCGTGGGCGAAAGGCGTTGATGTATCTACCCCGCTTTTCGATATAGCCACCGGCAAGGTGATTGGTTTTGGTGACGCCGCGGGCCGGGTTGTTCCGGCCATAAATTCAGCGACGGACGCTACGAAGGGCTTCAATGCAGAAGCTGAAAAAATCAAGTCCGCCGAAGTGTTGGAAGTGATCAAGGCCAAGTCTGCCGAGAACGTTGCCGAAATTGAGGCCGACGCGAAGAAAACCGTTGCGGCATTCGAATCTATCAATACGACGGTCAAGAGCACCGGCGACACGATCTCCAGCCTGGTCGGCCAGCTTGGCAATGACAAGATTTCGAAGCTCGACAAGTTGGACATTGCCGACCAGATCAAAAAGGAATCGGAGATCCGCGAGAAGGCGACCGAGAAGCAGAACGACCTGATCGACGCCCAGATAAGGGCGCTGAATGCCAGGACCGATGCCTTAATTCACGGCGGAGCATTGATACAGGTGGATGCTCCGGGATTGGCGCCTCAACTGGAGGCTATCTGGTTCGAAATTCTTAAAGGCCTGCAGACCCGAGTAAATGCAGATGGTCTCGATATGTTGCTTGGAGCGGTTGCATGATTGCGCTACTAGCCCTCACTTTTGATCTGGACGGCCGCATTGTTCTATATCCTCGGGCTGGGAGCACGGACGGCCCGACGGCTCGCCGCATGATTCGCGTCGCGACGGTGGATGGGGGTGCCGCGTTTAATGACTTCGGCTACTCCGAGGCCGATCGCACGCTGGATTACACATTCCAAACGCGCTCACGCGCGCAGGTAGCCGGTGTGGCGCGACTGTTTCAGCAATATCCATTTCTGCGGGTGTGCACTCGCGAGGGCGTGTATCTCGCGGCCCCAGAGCGGTTTACGCCCGGGGCGAAGGAGTCGCGCCTGACCCTATTAGTGAAGGAGAAACTCGCGTGACCACAACACAGGACCGCCTTAATGCCTATTATGCCGCGGAGGCCGAGATTCTTAAGGCGCACGAAGTACGCCACGGGGATAAGTTGTATCGCATGGCCGAACTGGAGCAGGTCCGCGCCCAGATCGACAAGCTGGAAGCACAGCTGGCTCGCGAACAGGCCAGGGCCGCCGGACAGCGGACGCGCTTCAGCCTGGCCAACCTGAACAGGTCAGGGCCGCTTGACGCGTTTAGCCCGGACAACTTCGACAGGAACTCTTGATCATGGCGAAACCAGACACAAAGAGTTTGCCGCCGGCGAATATGGTAGACCGGCTGGTCACCTATTTTTCCCCGCGCGCGGGAGTGCTTCGCCGGCAGGCCAGAGTGGTCCTGGGATACTACGAGGCCGGCGAATCGACCCGGATGCGCAACTTCTACCGCAATCGCGGTACGCAGAACGTGCATGTTCAGAAAAGCGCCGCTGCTATTCGGACACAAGCCCGCCATCTGGTCCTCAATCACGACATTTCCCGCGGCGCGCTGCGCGTGATGGTGAATAACGTAGTTGGCCCCAATGGCATTGGCATCGAGCCTCAGCCGCGAAAAGCCAATGGCGAGATTCACGAAGAGTATGCACAGGCGCTCTCTGCCGCTCACCGCGATTGGAGCAAAAAGCCGGAAGTGACTCATCGCATGAACTGGTCACAGGTGCAGCGTGCCGCTGTGCGGGGGTGGCGGCGCGATGGCGAGATATTCAGCCAGATGATCGTCGGTCAAAGGCCGGACCTCGATCACGGCACGCAGGTGCCGTTTTCTCTGGAAATGTTCGAAGCCGAGATGGTGCCAATCGAACTTAACGACGCCAGCCAGAAGCTTTTTCAAGGCATCGAGCTTAACGGATGGGGCAGGCCACGCGCGTTGTACGTGATGAAAACTGACCCATGGCGCATCAGTATTCCCACCATAGCCGACACCAAGCGCATTCCGTGGGAACTCGTTGTGCACCTGGCCAACCTGGATAACGTCGGGCAGGTGCGCGGTGTTTCAGAGTTTGCCAGCATCATCACGCGGCTAGAGGACATCAAGGACTACGAGGAAAGCGAGCGTGTAGCGGCGAAAATCGCGGCGATGCTGACCGCATATGTCCGGAAGGGAAACCCGGAATCCTACGACCCCAATCAGGTCGCGCCAGAAGATCGGCAGATCAACTTTCAGCCTGGCATGGTCATTGATGATCTGCTGCCTGGCGAAGAAATAGACCTGGTTGATTCGAAACGTCCCAACCCGAATCTAATCACTTTTCGGCAGGGCCAGCTGCGCGCCGTGGCTGCGGGGTGGGGGGCGAGTTACAGCAGCGTTTCGCGAGATTACAACGGCACCTACTCAGCCCAGCGCCAGGAACTCGTTGAGCAGTGGGTTAACTATGCGTGCCTCACCGATGATTTCGTGTGCGACTTCATTCAGCCTATCTGGCAGATGTTCGTGCGCACCGCCGATCTGTCCAGAGTGGTGCCGATGCCGAAAGACGTTGTGCCTGAGACCGCCGGCGATTGCTTCTATGTCGCGCAATCAATGCCGTGGATCGACCCGCTAAAAGAGGCCCTGGGCTGGGAGGCTCTGGTGAAAGCCGGTTTTGCCAGCGAGATCGAGGTTATCCGGCGCCGCGGCGGCAATCCGATGGAGATGCTCGAACAGATCGAGAAATTCCGCAACGAATGCGACAAAAAAGGCCTTGTTTTCAGCAGTAATGAAGCAGCCATGGAGGCCGCGAAAATGGCGGTATTATCAGGACAACAGGGCTAACCTATGCCAGCACCTTCACTGTATACATTCTCCGCCGATGCCAAAATTGCTGCGCATCAATCTTTCGTCGACCTGATCGATGCCGGGTCCAGTCACGGCAATTTGCTGATACGGGACAGCGCCGACGTGCTATTGGCATCGGTTCCCATGAATGATCCGTGCGGCTCAGTCAACGGAACAACCGGCCAGGTGACGTTTAGTTTTTCAGGGCCAGACACCAGTGCAGACCACGATGGAAATGCCGCCTATGCCGAGTTCGTTGATTCCAATGGCGTTGTGCATTTGAGTGTTCCGGTACAACAAGGCACGTCGGCGGTATCTGGCAAGGTCGTGATGAATACTGTCGCTGTGGTTGCCGGCTATCCGGTCACTGTCGTTGCTGCCACTCTAGGATAATCCGGTGGCGCTTTGGAAGCCGAACCAGATCAGCACGGCGTTATGGCTGGATGCGTCGGATTCTTCGACGATAACGATCTCCACCGGTGTATCCGCATGGGACGACAAATCCGGCAATGGCCACGATGTAGTCCAGTCATCGTCATCGTCGTTTCGACCGTCCCGCGTCACTGCTGATCTCAATTCGCTTGATGTAATTTCATTCGATGGCGTTGACGACTATCTAGCGGGAAGTTCTTCGAATATTGCCAGCAATGTAAATTCCGCGCTGGTGTTTGTTGTGCACAAATATGCCAGCGAGCCAACTACGCCGAGAACCTTGCTGCGGGTACAAAGCAGCGGAACGACTGCAAGGATGCAGCTAACGGTTGCTGTCACCACGTCCAAAAAACGCGACGCGGGTGGCAGGCGGCTGGACGGGGACTCCTACCAGTCCGTGACTGCGGCGGCGGACTGTAGTACGTCGTGGAAAATTGCCTCAGTCGCCTACGACTTCCAGAACTCCAATCTAGATCAATACATTAACGGGACGGTCGACGGCACTACGTCCAGTTTCCAAACTGATGGGCGCTCGGCGAATAGTGCGTCATCAGGGATTTATATCGGCGCCACCAACGCGCCGAACAACTTTGCGCCGGCCAAGATTGCCGAAATCATTATTGTCCACGACGACGTCACGAGCACGACGCGCCAGCTGATCGAAGGCTATCTGGCTAATAAGTGGGGGCTCGCAACCAACCTGCCAAGCGGACACCCCTATAAGTCCGCTGCACCGACAATCGCGGATCCGGAGTGCACCGTTTCCATTCCCGGCATCCTCGATGCGCCCAAAGTGACGGCGGGGGATTATTTCGCACAGGTCTCTATTCCCGGTATTTTGGAAGCCAGCGCGCCGGCGTCGGTGTTGTACAACGATATCAGCGTGGCGATTCCTGCGAATTCTTCAATTCGCTATGTGATGGACCTATTCACGCCTTCTGGAAACGTCAGGGTGCCGGTCAGCTCGTGGCAGGCCACGCTGCAGGTCGACCGCCAGAATTTTGTGCAGTGCGTGATACCCGCGTGCCTGGAGTGGGTGGACATTATTGGGGTCGCCACTGGCTTCGCAATTTCGAGCGTGGCCATTGATGTCAACATCGAAACCCTCATCGCATCCATCAGCTCATTGGACGTGCCGCGTTTCGACCGAGGCCCTACGCGCTATACCTGCACACTGAGCGGGTATGAGACTGGTTTCGTGTCGAACGATAATCCAGATTCAGCGTATGACCGCACTTTGATAGGCATACGCTCGACCTCCGCCGGCCCGCGCGTCCGCTGCAATATCGACTTCTTTCTGCGGCCAGGCCAGCGCGCATGGGCGGATGATATCGAAATCATCGTCGACTATATCAATTACTACTGCACCGGCACCGATGCTTATATGGACGTCGGCCAGCGTGGGTAAGGGAAAAATCGACTCAGAAATTGGTGAGGGCCAGTATTCTGTCACACTGGATTATGGCAAGTCCGAGCGGGACAGCAAAGTGTCAGCGCTCGATGCCAAGATCGCAAAACTGACCAGCGCCGGGGTAACCCTGCAGTCGACCTATGAAGCGGCGGTTCTTGACACCGCATCCGCCGTTGCAGCTATGGGCGACGCGATTCGGGCGTACCATGACAAACTGGTTGCCGGGGGTGATGCATCGGCCCAAAAAAAAACGTTGCAGGGGCTGACCGACAGCTCGAACTGGGGGCAGATGGACCTGCAGAGCAAAAAAACCGCGATGGAGCAGAACAAGGCCGATCTTGTCGCAGCGCAAAAACAGCACGATATATTATCCGGCCTGACAGTTGAAAAGTCCGATACCCTTTGGTGTGTGGATTACACACTGGAAGCCACTGGGGATATTGGCACCATTGAGATACCTGGCGAGCCGCTGCTGACTGTTATCGTCCCGGAATGCAAGGAACCGACGGTCAAGGATGGCCATGTGATGCCCCGTGCGCTTCAGGAAGCGCATCAAGTCTATTTAAATGCCGCGATCTTGCCGGGGATGCAGAAGTGGAAACCCACCTATCGCGTGGGGGTGATAGGCGATATCGATACCGACGAAAACACCTGCTCGGTGGATCTCGATGCCGCGCAATCCTCGGCGCAAAATCTGGATATAAACCAAGACACCAAACTCACTGGCGTTCCAATTCAGTACATGGATTGTGACTGCGATGCTTTTGAGGATGGCGACAGGGTCGTTGTTAAATTCGACGGGCAGGACTGGGACAGCCCGCAAGTGATCGGCTTTGAAAGCCATCCGAAAGACTGTTACCCCATGCGGATATGGCATTACATTCACCACATATCGTTGCAGGAAATCGGCACGTTTCGAGTGATACCGCGCCGCTTCAGTGATGAAATTTCGGAATTGTACGACCAGAGCTTTGACGGCCATCCTTTCGACCACTGGTTTAGCGAGGGCGAGGATTTTGAGTGGCCTGGCTATGTAGACTATACGGGTATCGATGATCTGGAGATTCATTGGAAGAATCAGGACGGCTCATGGCATCAGCTGGAGTTCCGGGCTTGTGACGCCGAGGTTGCGCAATCGCCGGAGCGTCCTGCAATTCCGAGCAAGGTTGCTTACCAGTATTTCAGTGAAGATACCCCGCGTCAGTGGGCGCTCTGCGTTATTTTCCGATCACAGGAAGACGATGGCGTTTTTGAATTCCCGGTGCATTTCAGTCTGGAAAGCACGTTTGGATACCCGGCGGATGTTGGATCATCTAACATTCCTGGTGTAAGTGAGTGGTTTTTCCGTAATAGATCGACAGAGGAGGTTTATGGACACTTCGCGATCGACCACGGTGCACCGTCCGCAGCTTTTGCCGATATCAAAAAGGTGTTGGGATTTACCTACAGCCTGATATCAGGTGGCGCCGTGGTCACTGAAATCCATCCGTTTACTTTGCCAAGGCTGGTGGGGTACGTATTGAGCGACCCGCCCGCGTGACATTACTGTCCTGCCTCTGGTGGTCATGCGTGCTCCAGCAACTCGCTAATATTCAGCACGACCTTAATTCGCTCGTTTTCAATCGTCACGGTAGGCAGGCGGTCGGGGTTGTAAAAATCACCAATCTCCAGAATACGATTCTTAACCTGTTCCGCAAACCGCTCGACCAGAGCTTCGTCGATCAGGCGATATTCCTTGTTTTTTGCTGCGGTCATTTCCCTCTCCTATCTCGGTCCCGCCGAGTCGGTTAATGCCGCCCGAAGGCGGCGGGGTGGTTAGGCTTCTGGCAGAACGCCATCGCTCTTGATCATCCCCAACTCGATAAGCAGCAGCCGCCAGGCTGCGTAGGGAATCTGCGCGCGTTGGTTTGCCGCCGGCGGGGCGGTCCATTTTCGGAAGGTCCTGGCATCCTGCAGCCCGGCCATGGCGGCCAGCTCGCCGCCGGTTTTGCCCGAAAGGTCTTTCAATGTTCGCAGATCCTCGTGGTCTGGTGCCTGGTAGTCCGGATCCGTGAATCTCAGCAGCGTCTCCGGCCGCAGTTTCGTGCGGCTTGAGACCCTGTAAATCGGCCTCTCTTCTGACATGGTCTGTCCCTCACTCAGGTTGAAAACTGGGGCTCACAAGAGCCCCTCTTCTGCGAAACTGTAGGTGGTGCCGCCTGCCACGATTACATGGTCGAGTACGCGGATGTCGACCAGTGCCAGCGCACTTACCAGACGCTCAGTGATACGACGATCGGCGTTGCTGGGGGTGGCAACTCCGCTAGGGTGGTTGTGGGCGAAGATCACAGCGGCGGCGTTGTGAGCCAGCGCAGCTTTGACCACTTCGCGCGGGTACACCGCAGCGCCATCGATCGTGCCGCGGAACATTTCTTCCAGAGCCATCACTTGATGCTGTGAGTTCAGGTAGATAATGCAGAACACTTCGTGCTGGCGGTCTGCCAGTGCGACGATCAGGTAGTCGCGGGTAACTTGCGGGCTAGCCAGAGTATCGGAACCGATTACGCGGCGGGAAAGGATGCTCAGGGCTTGAGCGATGATCTTGTTCTCTTCGTTTTTAGTCATGGTTTCTTCTCCAGTTTTGCCCTTGCGGTTTTCGCCGGGCTTGTCATTATATTAGGACTAAGAGTCCTATAGGTCAAGCAAAATTACGAAGTTTTTTAAGATATTTTTCGGGGGTGGCGGGGAGAATCTTGGGCGGTGTTTTGGGCGGTGGTAGGTCTATTTGCGACTCTGAGTGTCCGTAAGTTATTGATTTAGAAAGACACTGGCGTACGCTCAAGTCACTTCGACGGGTTCGAGCCCCGTCCGCTCCGCCATTTTCTTCTCGTTACATCGAATAATTCAGCGTACTGTCTTCAGGTACTTTCCATTTTCGCTACAGCGTCGATGTGCAGTTTGGGCATTTGGTCGCCTTGAGTGCTATCGTGCTGATGCAGTACGGACATTCTTTGGTCGTCACCGCCGCTTCGGGTTTTGCGGGCTGCAGTTGGTTAATGCTCTTGATCAACAGGAATACCGCGAAAGCGACGATCAGGAAACTGATAACAGCATTGAAAAAGACGCCGTAACTGATGGTCACAGCACCGGCTTGCTTTGCTGCTACCAGGGTCGCGTAAGGGCCGGGTGCGTGCGTGCCATCTTTCAAAGTCAGGAACAAGTTAGAGAAGTCGACACCACCGAGCAGCAGGCCGATGGGAGGCATGATCACATCATCGACCATACTTTTGACAATCGTACCGAATGCGCCGCCGATGATGATACCGACGGCCATATCCACCACGTTGCCACGCATTGCAAACTGCTTGAATTCCTGAAACAT